TAAGAACAAACTTCAAAATATCAAGAACTTCAAGGCAGACGGATCCGGTACAGTAATGACACCAGGCAAGACACTCTTTGCTGAGAAGAGAAGGTAAGACATAGTAGTCTAGCTAAACAAAACTAACCCGCTGGAAACAGCGGGTTTTTTATTACCATCTTGGTCCGGGATCTGAACCAATATTATATTGATTAGGATCAAATGAATGTAACGGCTTCCATCCATCTGCTAACAGTTCATCCATTTCAGCATTACTACCTGGTTTAGTTGGCAAGAATGTAGGAGTACGTACGGATATTTGCTCTCTTGAAGTTTTACCTTTTGTATTAGCCTCAATACGTTCATAAACTTGCTCTAGCTTCGGAACGTTCTCTTCGTAAGGATCAAAATTGAAAGGGCGAACCTTCAATACTTTTCCATTACCATCCCTTTCTATTACTTCATAATATTGTTCTACAACCTTACCGTCTAAAACGAATATAGCCCAAATGAATGCCTCAATTCTATCATCCAAGTATTTGTCTGATTGCTTCTTCCATACACCATTTTGTTGCCTGATATAGGTACTAAATTCATCTAGAGTATACTTGTCATAAATTGTAACACACCTTAAAATATTCACCCAATATCTAAAATTAGACATAGAGTTGAATTTACTATTAGTGTGTGAAAATATTCCAAGTCTGTGCTCGCGCTCTACTTTTTCAGTAAAATTGCCCATGCTCGGAGTATATTTTACTATACTTTCATAATTGTGTGTATGTACTAATGCATCTAGTACTTGTGCACCACAATTATTACGCTCAATCATTAATGGAGGGGATCCCCACTCACGTGCTATATCTAGCAGCTTTGCAGCAAAGTTGTATGGGTCTAATTTGTTATTCGCATATACTGCAACCTGTTCTATGTTAGTTAAATCCGTTATATCTACTACCTGTATAACGCTATTGGCTCTTCCAATACCTTCTCCGGTATCAACCCCTATTGTATAAAAATGAAATGGTTGCCTGTCCTTAAAAATACGGTAATTGCCATCTTCATCTGTTAGAATAGGATCAACTACTTTTGATTTTAATTCTTCTAACTGCTCTTTATCAAGAGCAGTTTCACCGGCCGCTCTAAATACATTGCCAAATTCTTGATCAAATGCTTCTTGTGATCCTAGTGCCTTAAGAGTATCCTCTTTCCATTTTTCATCTCTACCAGGAACTTCCCACCAATCAATTCGTTCCCGGTGCCATTCATTTTTCTGGTCTTGTACTGCATTAGTATATATTCGATAGAATAAATTGCCTACTCCATTAGGAGTAGAGAACATAAAGATCTTTGACTTTTTAGAAGATGAAATGACAGGGTAAACAGATTCCCAAAAAGCATCCATAAACTCTGCAGGAATGAATGCACCCTCATCTAGCAAAAGACATTGTGAACATAGAACACCGTTCACATAATATCTATGATTATCAGCTACATTTAATATTTCAAAAACAGCATCATTATTTTCCAATTCCTCTTTTTTTACAACTCTAATATTACTAAAAATATAATCTCCAACTTGAATATCTTTTGCATATTTATATCCTTTATCATTAAGAACCAACTTATGTAAATGGGTACAAATTAAATCATTTCCGTTATTAAAACTAATTTTTACTTTTTTGTTATTTTCTCCAATAATAATTCCTGTGAAGTCTTTAAATCCTTCATCAGTTAAAATTTTATATTTTGTATTTTCAAAAACAGTATAGTTTAATAGGTCTGCCATATTATTTTTTAGGACGTCCAAGAATAAAACCTGTAGGTACCTCGTTTAGTGTTTTAAATCTTTTTGTGTTTAAAGTTATTGGGCAATATGCAAAACATGAAGCTGCATTTATTCCATTATTATTTTTGCATCTATTTTTTTGTTTATAAACCGCAACTCATCTGCAAGGTCAGACATGTTAATCTTTTTAATTTCACCAGTTTCTTTATCCATTACAGTAACTAAACTGTTGCCAGTGACACAATTAATAGAACTACTGCGGCCTGCATCTGATGTAGTAGTGCTGATGTTGATTGTAGAGCCGTTTGCTAATTCCATTCCTTCCTTGGCCCAAGCAACAACACCTGGCTTCATATAATTTGGCAGCATCTCATACGCTAACTTAATACGTTTGAAAATGTTCTTTGCTGCTTCTTGCTTGTTTGCAATTAATAGAACACTATAGCTATCATTAAAACAAATTAACCAGAGCGCTATAATTGTAAGCAAGGTACTATTATGTGTCGGTATCATTTGTTTTCCACAAAGATACAGACTACTAGGACTATCAACTGTTATGCATCTAACCGGTCTTGATTCAACCTGTTCAATTTTTTTGATATAATGGTACTGTGACCTACCATTTGCTATTTTTTGTCTGTCAATCTTTTTCTGATAATATGGATCAATAGGTAGGTCTAAATCCTTTCCCTTAATTGCTTTTGCAACATGGATTCTATGATTTGGTTCTTTTCTTTTGATGCCAGCTGTTAGTGTCTCTAATATTTGTTGAGTTGTTTTAACTGAACCTGTTCTATTATATTGCCTTTCGGTTCTATTTTGTGTAAACCACAGGTGATCTTGATCTGCAATAATTTCCTCACCATTATCAAATGTTACTTTATAACACTTACGGCCGTGCATTATAGCATGTGCTTTAACTACATTGCAGGGATTACCCTTCTCATCAAATACCTTATCTCCAGCTTTAATATCCCCCATTGTTGTCCAACCTCTCGTAGACCTAATAGGTGTATTAATGTCTAGTGCTTTGCCAACCTGACGCGAAGAAAGAACAATATTGAACCTGTTCTCTAACAACGCTTTAAGAACCCTTTTTTGCGCCGGGTATAATTTGATTGCTTGTTTACCCTCATCTAAGTTAATAATATAGAAGTATTTAGAAAAGAAAAGGATAGACTTCCTGGCCCTCTCTAAATTCTCTACCATTTCTGCAGTCCATTCAAACTGCGTCTCAGGCACTGGTAAGTTTTTATTACCTAGATAGAACGATTGGTCTTGTTTTTTGCTCGACATCATATATACTTATGTTGATTTCCTAAGAAGCGACACTATAATCTATAATATGAAAAAAGAAAAGAAGCGTAAGAGAAGCAGCTTTACACTATCATTTCCAAACGGTAAGAAATTAAAGTTCCGCACTCACGAAACTTTTTCAGCAGCCAATGAGCGCCTTTCTAAAGGCAGATTTAGTAATGCATCACAGATGGTCGAATGTGTCAAGTTAGGTGCAAACGGGTTTGAATATATTGAGCCAACTGGCAAGAAATATGCTACGCCAAAGGGATTCAATCAGATTGATTTTGAAGATTAATCACCCCCTTATTCCCAATTGCTCCAGCCCTTGGATCTGATGTAACGCTCGTCATTACGGGCAAGGGCTAAAGCTGCATCTTCAGCAGCATCAATAATTGTTTGATCGGTAACTACTATAGTAGGACCGGTATCTGTTAGTTCATATACCTTTGATTTTAAAACAGTAAAGGGTAGTTCAACATAATGCTCACGTTCCCTACCATCAATGCCAACTTCGTGGGCACCAGCATCAGTTTCATAGTCAAAATCGGCAAAAATATAATATTTTTTTCCGTTTAATTTTATGTCACCTTCCCATTCATATTCACCCGGCTCCGGATACTCTTGTATATCCTGCTTCTCTTGCGGGCCGTATTCCTCGACCATTTCAATAAAGGTATCAAATGTACTCTTAGGCATATAATTTATTTACTAGACATCTAGATTTACACCAGCATCTTGAGATCCTTTAGTAATAGTGTTAACATATTCTTTAGTATAGAATGCTTTGTCTAATATTTCTATATTATAATTATCATACCATGCTATAGTGCCACCCACTCTTGAACCTATTCCAATGTCTAAAAGCATTTGTTTTGTTAAATGTTTTACTGAAAAGGCTGTATTTCCTGATACATATTTTGGAAACCCTTTCAGAGATATTAAGTTATCAAGATTAAAAAGTGAAAAAGAACCTTCAATTTTCTCCGGACACCCTTCCAAGGTTTTAACAGGGATATTATCTAACATTAAAACTTCTTTAATAGCCGGCATACCTTCTAGGGACTTAAGTCTACATCCATATATAAAAATATTCTCTAGTTCTGTTGGAAGTCCTTTCAAATTTGTTGTGCCCAAATTATTGAGAATTGCATATTTACATTTTGGAAACCCATCAAGCGGTCCTTCGAAATCATTAAGTTTTACCTGGCCACCAACATATTCAGGCCCTCCCTTCAAACTCTTATTTTTTTCCGGTAAAGTCAATTCCAGGTCTTTTCCAACAATGCGAGGTAGTTTTGTAATATCAAGGTTTGCAAAATCCCTGTATCCTTGCCCTAGTTTGAAGCTCCCCGAAACTTTCCTAAACCTAACTGGTAAATCTTTAAGAACTATATCTCTATATCCAACACGTAAACTCGAATAGGCTTTAACATTACCCTCCACATCAACCATGCCATTAGGCAACTTTGTTATTTTCGCGCCGGGTGCAAACACTTTAAGTATTCCATCAACATCCAATGGTATTTGCTTTTTACTGGCATAATCAAAATAAATATCCTTGACTGGCCCATAGTTTTTTATAAAGTACATCTTGGTACCATCCCAACTACCTCGCTTAAAAGTATAAGCACAATCAAGCCCACTAGGATCTTTCCCCACTATTACAATCTTTAACAGTCTACTAATCCATGACCCGCCATGTGTAGTCAACTTAGCATTAGAGATAATTCTAGAAGTGAAATATACGTCAGTAAATTGAAATCCAATCTTAATAAATTCCGCAATGTTTTTTAAAGTTGCGGGGGATATAAGTTTCTTGGCCATAGCATCACTAAGCGTAGTCTTGTATGTAGGCTGATTATTAATAAGCGTATATTTTCCAAGTTTGAAAGTTATTAGCGGAGAATTCATGGTGAGGTGTTTCCATACGTCAAGGGTATTTTCAACAATTACATTGTACTTTTCGATTATGCGTTCGTTGTACACACTCATATTTCAGTATGGATTACTTACATTCTTGCTATATAGAAGCTCTGGCTAAAATTTTTTGTGTGCAAAAAAAAATTCCGGGTGGGTGGGAGTTTTTGGGTAGTTTGGGTAGTTTGGGTAGTTTGGATGAGAAATGGCATTAAAAAAGTTCGCATGCAGGTTTCTAAGTGCTTCTCTCCCATGTGTATATAAATCTAATTTCCGCCCTTAAGTCCTTGCAACACTTTTTTTCTATAAAACCCAAATTTCTCAACAAAGTTGTTGCAACAAACCCGTAACGTATAGATACTGAAACTGTTAGCAACTACGGCGTAGCTATCCCTCAGTGCCTATTATAGCTTGACACTTATTGCAACATACACTCCTCGAAGCTCGCCGAGCATGTTTGAAATATACTTCGCACAAGTGTCGCACACGAATCCTGTTCGAACTTTATATCCAGCATCTTAATTAGAACGAGCCTGTACCCTCGGGTACGTTTCAATTAGAACGAACCTGTACCCTCAGGTACGTTTCAATTAGAACGAACACCACATGCGTGTAGCGTTTCAATTAGAACGAACCTGTACCCTCAGGTACGTTTCAATTAGAACGAACACCACATGCGTGTAGTGTTTTACTTCGCACACTACACCATCACGTTTCAATTAAACCCCCAACACGTGATGGTGGGCTTGTTCAAACATGAGACTAGACGTTATTAAAGTTGTTCAAATAACTTCAAACAGATTTGGAAATTAGAGGGGAGGTCTGAACTGAGTTATCTAATAGAACAAAAGAGGTCCTAGCTCTTAAATGAGCTAGGACCTCCCTACTATGATCTCCTCGAAGGAGTTACGGCGTGCTGGGTGCAGTAGAGGGTGCAACAGCCGGCTGGGCGCGAGCACGTTGCACCTTCTTGCCTTCGCGACTGACGAAGTTATTTTGGAGCAGCTCGAGGGAGCCGGCCTCCGCGATCTTCTTGGCGATGATGGACTTATTGTACCAGGTAACAGACTTTCCAGTTACCGAACAGGTGAGTACTAATTTTGTATTGCTCATGATGTCATTATGGTACGAAATTTAGAATGAAACGCAAGAACAAAATTCAAAAAGTTGAATGCAAATTGATCTTAAGTTAGGCTCAACAGTAAACGAGCTAGGCTAGAACTGGGCATAAAGTTGTTCGAAAATCCAAGAGGGTTCAAAAAACTTAAGTCAGAATTTTGCTTGCAGTCAACTTAAGACGAGCCTATAATAGTCGGTATGGGCGCGATGTGTATAAATTCTAGCTCGCTCTCGCACAAGAGGTACGAGAGATTAAGTTCTACTTCTTTATGGGATGGTAGTATTCATCTTCCCATTCGAAAATAGAACGTTCTGTCCATCCGGCATTACAATCCATCGTCCAGCATTGTGCTTTATACGGCTTCCTAGCGTGTCTCTAGACACCAGCTGTATGACCACACGAGTATGACAAAACGGATGCTGCTAGAATTGCTAGACCAAGTAATACAACAGTGCCCTCACTGCCTCTCGACGGTTATCATCTAGTGTATTCATTTTGTATAAGCTTGAATGACGGCAAGCAGATGGTTGTAATCACTTGACATTACATCTTCAAGTACAATCTTTATCTCTGCGGCTGTCCAGCCCTCCTTGCGAGCTTGAGAACGCCAAGCGCCCATTACACTAAAGGCGTTGCTATCGAGGCCAACGAGCTTTAATTTAACCTGCTTACCGTTTAATTTATTCATATGATGTTTAAAACCTTGAAGGGGGATTCTGATCCTTCTTCAGTTGAGGCTCTATCTCTATCTCGGGAAATGGATTTGAAGATGTACCATCCTCAACTGTCATCACTTGTGCTGCAAAGGATGCCATCTTAGTGGCAAGTAGTTGTTCAATTGCTTGCCCTCTCATAACCGTTCCAGAACAAACGAGCAGCATAGTTGCTATCGGAAACTCTCCAAGCTCTTTAGCGCGATCACTTAAGTCAGTAATGCACTTGACGAGTTGGGCCTTTTCGGGAGTCATGATACGACCTCTATTTTAGATTACACTTCTGGATTAAGTTGTTTGAATTTCTTGTGACGTGTCTCTATCTGTATCCTGTTATACTTCGTTTTAAAAGGGATATAATAGGGCTAATCACTAATGGCAGGCGTTCTGTGGATCTTCCGCCACAGAAAGGGTATGGCTTACATTTGGAAGCAGGCCGTCGGAATGGCTCAGGCGGTTGCGTGGGGTGTGCATGGGATTATTTCGGGAGGGTTGAATAGTGTTTTCGGACGATTTCGGCGCATTGCTTTAGGGTTTTTGTGCGAGCAGCATTAGCAGCATAAGCATCAGCAGCATAAGCAGCATAAGCAGCATCAGCAGCATAAGCAGCAGCAGCATAAGCAGCATCAGCATCAGCATAAGCAGCAGCAGCATAAGCAGCAGCAGCATAAGCAGCAGCAGCATAAGCAGCAGCAGCATAAGCAGCAGAACGTGCGTTCCTCAATTCGTCAATGGTCGCTTCGCCGCGCGTCCATTTCTCGGCGGTGGCGATACAGGCTTCAACTTGTTTGTCATCGGGGTTTCGCTTATACCAGTACGGACGCGCCAGACGGGCGCACTCGCATGACGCCAGGACTAGCTTCTTGCGGCCTTCGCTTTCGGGCGGCCCGGATTTCTTTCCGGCATACCACAGCATCCAGTCTCCGCGCTCGCATTGCAGCCAAGCGGTTTCCAAGCTATCGTACTTACTAGCCGCAACCCAAGCAACTGCATCGCTGCAAGCTCCTAGATCGGTTAGGTGGGAGAGAGGAGTTGTTTTCATAGCGGGTTCGGGGGTGGGGTGGGG